GTGGTCCTTGAAGGATCTGACGGGTAAATTGATCAAGGCCCAAGGTTCGGATGTCATGTCTGACCAGTGGGAGGTTGTGGAGTTCCCGGCGATTCTGCCGAGCGGCAATGTCCTGTGGCCTGAGTTCTGGAAGAAGGAAGAACTGTTAAAGGTCAAGGCTTCGTTGTCCTTGGGCAAATGGAACGCGCAATGGCAGCAGAATCCTACGGCTGAAGAGGGTGCGATAATCAAGAAGGAGTGGTGGAACGTCTGGGAGAAAGAGGACATCCCTCCTGTGAGTTATATTATGCAGAGTTATGATACGGCGTTTAGTAAGAAGGAGACGGCGGATTACTCGGCTATTACGACCTGGGGTGTTTTCCAGCCGAAGGAGGGTGGTTCGGATCATATTATATTGATGGACGCGCATCGAGGCCGTTGGGATTTCCCTGAACTGAAGAGCAAGGCGTTGGAGGAGTACAACTACTGGGACCCCGACATGGTTTTGATTGAGGCGAAGGCTACGGGTACACCGCTCACGGACGAGTTACGTGCGATGGGGATTCCTGTGGTGAACTATACGCCGTCCAAGGGCCGTGATAAGCATACCCGGATGCACATGGTGGCGCCGATTTTTGAGTCAGGGAAGGTGTGGGCGCCTGAGATGAAATTCTCGGAAGAAGTGATTGACGAGTGCGCTGCATTTCCTAATGGCGACCATGATGACTATTGTGATAGTATGTCAATGGCGTTAATAAGATATCGTAGAGGTGGATTCTTGCGCCTTGATAGTGACGAGGAAGACGCTGAGATCGTCTCTAGTCCAAGGCCACGGGAGTATTACTGATGGCCCAGAAGAAGTTACAGGATGATAGCGCGCACAACGAGCTCGACGTGGACGGCGATGGCATTGTCTCCGACCAGGAGCTCGCGTTAGCGGAAGTTCGTGATCAGCATGAGAAGGCGGATGCCCAGCGGCGAATGGCCTGGGTAGCGATGATTTCCATGATTGGGTTTACGTTGATGGTATTCTTGCCGATCTTCCCTGATGGCCGGATCAAGGCCCTATCGGATTTGTTTGGGCTTTTCTACATCGGACAGGCTGGCGTGGTGGGAGCATACATGGGCATGACGGCGTACATGTCCAATAACGGAAAACGCTAATGGACCCGTTAACTATAGCCGCCGCAATTGCAGCTACCAAAACGCTAGTTAAGAGTGCGCGTGGGGTCCAAGAGATTGTCCACGGGCTCGATGGCGTCTTCAGCGCACAGGACGAGCACGAAAAGAACAAAAAGCACAAGCCGGGTAGTTCTATAGGCCAGAAGAATAAGAGTATTCTTCAGAAACGCGCCAAGGACGATGGTGGAGACGATAGTATTAGTGCGGCAGCTGCAGCAGTCATCGAACAGAAGCAACTTGATCAGCAAATTTCTGACTTAAAGGACGAGATTAATCGTAAATGGCCATCTAAACCGGGTGAGAAGAGCACCTGGGATCAAATCTTAGCGGAACGCGAAAAGCGGGTAGCAGACAAGAAGGAACGCGCACGGCAAGAGAAAATCCTAGCCGAGGAACGTGCGGAGCGACGGCAGAAGATTCTGATAGAGATTGGTAAGGGTATGATGGTTCTCCTGATTGCGGGGGGGATCGTCTGGTTCCTGTGGTGGGCCGCGACATATGGACCAGCGGTGAGGTAGTCATGGAACTTGGAGCGAGTCACGCGATACAGGGGATCATGGTTCTGGCTACAGTGGCCGGCGGCTATGCTGTGGTGAAGAGTAATCTTAGTCGCGTCATGCACGACCTTGAAGAACACGTCAAGGGCGCGGAAGATATCCGCGAGAAGTTTGACGCGAGGCTTGATAACGCGGAACAGGAACGCGGCAAGATTGCAAATCAGGTGCTTACGTTGAAGAGCATCAACAGTCCGAATGAGCTAAAGCTCCTACACAGAGAGCTTGAGGGACTTCAGAAGGACGTAAAGTGGATTACAAAACAGCTGGATCAGCTTTCACACGCACATAACGGCAAGCACCCACCCGTGGAGAACAAATAATGGAACCGAAGGACCTTATAACCGTCGCCCCTGGTGGCGTAGCCGTAGCGGCTTCTTGGCTAGGACTCGTAGAGTCTGGCCTGTCCATACTTCTGCTGCTCGCTAGTCTGGGATTTCTGGCGTGGCGTTGGCGACAAGCAATGAAAGAGAAAGGTGCAAAGAATGCCGAAATTTAAGACGCCGTCTGGCAAGACAATTCATCTCCCGTACACCGAAAAGGGCAAGAAAAAGGCTGCGGCACTCAGGCGACGTAGGGCAAAGTCGAAATCAAAAACGAGGAAAGCGTAAATGGATAAGATCTTACGATGGTGGGAAGACACCTTCGGCGGAAACTCCGCGATTTGGAATTTAGATTATGGTAAAATCATTATTATTGCTCTTTTGATGTATCATATCTTCTGGCAGTAACCATCGTGGGTACTTGGTTGATAAGGCTCTACATTGCTTGGTCGATTGTTGCAGATATCACAGTGCTTGGCGGTATCGTCTGGCTGGTGGTGGCATGAGGTCTATTGCGTTTAGTGCCGTAGTGTGTGGTCTTCTAGGGTTGGGCAGTGTACCAGCCCAAGCAGATGAGAAGGTCTTCGCGGGATGGATACTGCATATGTTCATCTCAGGCCAATTAAAAGAGTACACGCCTCGCGGCGGCATGACGGAATGCCTGAAGGTAAAGCGTCAAATATTGCGCTCACAGGGCACCTCTGTTGGTACGCGGTGGGAATGTGGTAAAGGCAAGTTGGTTTTACGGAGGTTCAACGCTGGTAAAGACGGCGATAAGTGGCTCCCCGTTCAGCATCTGGGTAAGAAGTAATGGCTGAAGAGGCGGGCCGGGGTAGACGGGGCGCGGATCAGATAAGCGTTAGCGACAACTCTGCGATATCAATGCCGATTAGGAACCTGATTAGCATTGTGGCGGCGGTTTCCATCGGCGTCTGGGGATATTTCGGCGTTGTAGAGCGGCTAAACAAGCTTGAGACCTTTGAGCAGTTGATTGCCAAGGACTTAGAAACCGGCCTGAAGGAATTACAGGCGGATATTGCTAAAAATAACGAGTTTCGGATTAAATGGCCAAGGGGCGAGTTAGGACAAGCCTCTGCGGATCAGGAGCAATACCTTCTAATAGAGCACCTCAGTGGCCAGGTGGAGAAGATTCAGACCCGCATAGAGGAAGGGATGAGCAACGGGGTTAACATCAAACGGCTCCAAGAGGATGTTAAAACGCTAAGAACTGATGTAGAAACGTTGAAAGACAAGCAACGTGGTCTAATGAACGGAGATGGATGATGATATCCTTGCTAGGCAGTCTTTTAGGTTTCGGAACCTCTATAATTCCAGAAATCATTGGCATATTTAAGCAGAAACAGGCGGATGAGCAAGAACTGAGGATGCTCGAGGCGAGGGCTAAGTACGCCGATCAGATGTCCAAGCTAAAAGTTGCCGAGCTGGACGCGAAAGCCGAGATTGAAGAGACGAAAGGACTGTACGAGCATGATAGATCTATCGATGCTGGGAACTTTATCAATGCTCTCAGGGGTTCTGTGCGCCCTGTCGTTACTTATTTGTTCCTACTAGCCTACTTAGCGACAAAGGGAGTCATGATATATGCTATGATTGCCGTTCAGAACCTAGATTGGACGGTAGCTATAGACATGGCTTGGCGCGAGGAGACAGATGGCGTAATATTCAGTGCTATAATCAGCTTCTGGTTTGGAAACAGGGCTATGTCCAAAGCACGGGCATGGCGTCAAAGCGAGAAAAAGTAACATGGCTGAAACCCCTATTTCTTTAATCGACGGCGCGATGCCCGCTCAAGGTGATGATCTTCTTGAGGAAGAAGATACTATTGAGATTGAGGAACTCGAAGATCCGACAGAGATTATCGAAGAAGAGGATGGATCTGTCGTTATTAACTTTGAGGACGCCATTCAAGAGGAGATGCTTACAGAGCAAGACGCGAACCTTGCGGAGCTCTTGGACGAGCGTGACCTCAACGACATTGCTCAAGAGCTTTTGTATTTCTATGAGGAAGACAAATCTGGCCGACAGGAGTGGGAGGACGCCTACTCTGACGGCCTTGACCTTCTTGGTATCAAGTATGAAGACCGTGAAGAGCCCTTCCGAGGGTCTAGTGGTGTAACGCACCCCGTTATTGCCGAGGCTGTTACGCAGTTCCAATCGCAGGCCTATAAGGAACTTCTGCCTTCATCTGGTCCCGTCCGCACACAGATCGTGGGCGCCGTCACTCCAGAGTCCGAAGATCAGGCACAACGTGTCAAGGATTTCATGAACTACGAGATTCTGAACGTTATGCAAGAATATGATCCTGAGACGGATCGTATGCTCTTTTATCTTCCGTTGGCTGGGAGCGCGTTCAAGAAGATTTACTTTGATGACATGCTGGACAGGGCCGTTGCGCGGTTCGTGCCTGCGGATGATCTTGTTGTGCCGTACAATGCTACGGATCTTGAGTCCGCATCCCGTATTGCTCACGTTGTTCGCATGGACATCAACAATGTCCGCAAGAATCAGGCCGCTGGGTTTTACCGCGATGTAGAACTGACGCCGTATGAGTCAGAGGACAGCTTGCGAGAGAAAGAACGCGAGCTTGTGGGTGTAGAGAAGACCGTTGATGGGGAAGACTGCACCCTCATAGAGTTTCATATTAATCTCGACCTAAAAGGATTTGAACATGTCAGTCCTTTGGATGGGGAAGAGACCGGCATTAAGCTCCCGTACATCGTCACGATAGATGAGGGCAGCTCCAAAGTTCTGTCGATTCGCCGTAACTGGAACGAGGGCGATGAGTATTATAAGAAGAATCAGTACTTCACACACTACAAGTTCCTCCCAGGACTAGGCTTCTACGGCCTTGGCCTGCTCCACATGATTGGGGGTCTCGGTCGTTCCGCGACCTCCATCATGCGGCAGCTGATTGACGCTGGAACTCTGGCGAATCTGCCCGCTGGATTTAAGGCTAGGGGTATCCGCATTCGTGATGCCGATGAGCCCCTGTCTCCCGGCGAATTTCGTGACATTGACGCTCCGGGGGGAGCTCTGCGCGACAGTCTGATGCCCCTTCCCTACAAAGAGCCAAGTCAGACCCTGTATTCTCTGTTGAGCTTCGTAGTAGAGGCTGGTCAGAGGTTTGCGGCGATTGCGGATCTTCAGGTTGGTGACGGTAACCAACAAGCGGCGGTAGGGACGACGGTGGCGCTTCTAGAAAGGGGTTCACGGGTGATGTCCGCTATTCATAAGCGGCTTCACTACGCCCAGAAGCAAGAATTCAGGATGCTGGCAAAGATATTCAAAGAATCTTTGCCGCCCATGTACCCCTATAATGTCTACGGT